CAGCAAGTGCAGCCGAACAGGTTTGGCAATCGCTTTATGACCGTGAAAACTTTCAGACAAGAATCTTGCAGAAAGCTGAGTTCTGGAGAGCCACTACTGGTAACTCATTTATCAAAGCTTACTGGGACCCTAGCATCAAGGAAATTACCCCAACACCTGTAGTCGACCCTTACACAGGTGAGAAAAGAGTGGTTCAGCAGGTCAGCTCCACAGGTGACGTGAGGTTTGAGGTGGTATCACCTTTCCATCTATTCGTGCCAGACCTGTCCGAAAGCGATTTAGAGTCACAGCCTTACATCTTTAACGTTTACACAAAAAGCGAAGAATGGGTTCGCTCTAACTTTGGCTCAGTTCTACCAAAAGACTTTAAGCCAGCTAAGGTGTCTTCTAGTGAGATTCTCGACGCCGCATTGATGGACATGAGAAATGTGGACAACGCTAAGCCAGACGCTATCTTGGTTATAGAGATGTGGGCTAAGCCAGATGGTTGCCCTTATCTTCCAAAGGGTGGACTTGTAACCATTGTTGATAACGAAATCGTTCAAATGGCTGAAGATGGCATCCCTTATGCTCATAAACAGTATCCATTTGCTCACATGGGTACTATCCCGACTGGAAAATTCTATCGTCGTGGCACAGTAAAAACTCTTATCCCTATCCAGCGTGAGTACAACAGACTTCGTTCTCAGATTATCCACGCAAAGAACTTGATGGCTAAGCCTCAAATGATGTTCCAAGAAGGCTCAGTAGACCCTCGCAAGATTACTGCACGTGCTGGTATCTGGGTTCCTATTCGTCCAGGCTTCCAGTATCCAACTCCAATTCCAATCCAGCCCCTACCTAACTACGTTATTAATGAGGTAAGGCAGCTAGAGGCAGACTTTGAGGACCTATCAGGTCAGCACGCAGTATCTCGTGGTGAAAGTGGTGGCGTAACAGCTGCAACCGCCATTAACTATCTACAGGAAAGAGACGACGCTTACCTGACCACAGTATTCTCAGCTATTGAAGCTGGTATCGAAAAGATGGCTCAGCAGGCTCTTTCGTTGTTTATCCAGTACGTTAACCAGCCAAGACTAATCAAGACTGTCGGAAGTGACGGAGCCTTTGACGCAACCGTCCTATCGGGTGCTGATATCGCATCAGGAAATGACATACGAGTAGAGTCTGGCTCCGCACTTCCGACTTCAAAGTCAGCTCGACAGGCTCTTATTACAGAGTGGATGAAGATGGGCTTTATCTCACCACAAGATGGTCTGCGTATCCTAGACATGGGAATGCTAAAGCAGTACTACAACCTAATTAAGCTCGATGAAAACCAAGCTCAGCGTGAGAACCTGATGATGAAGCGCTTGACAGACCAAAGCGTAGAAGAGTTCCAGACTCAATGGGAGCAGGGAGCACAAAACGGAGACCCAGACAAGACAATCCCAGGTCAGACCGACGTAAATGGTCAGCCTATTGCCCTTGAGGTTCCTCCAGTTATCCCAGTAAACAGCTTTGACAACCACGCTGTCCACGTAGAGGTTCACAACAGATTCCGTAAGAGCCAGTCTTTCGAGATGCTTCCAGGAATCGTAAAAGCAGAGTTTGAGAAGCACATCTCAATGCACGAAGCAGTAATACAGCAAAAAATGATGGAACAAGCTATGATGGGCATGGCACCTGGTTCTGAGCAACCTACCGCACTACCGTCTGAACAGGCATCACAGATGCCAGAGCAGACAGGGCAAACAGCTGAACAACTACAGTAAGGAATAATATGTCTGAAGAGACGCAGGTAACACCTGACCAGACTACAGAGGCAGAGACCGAAGTAGTATCAACCCCTGAAACAAGTAGTGAGTCCGAATACAAGGCTCACCCAGCTCACGAAAAACTTCTTTCTGAGCTACCTGAAGCTTGGCATCAGAAGATAATCCCGCACCTTCAGGAGCAGGACAAGTTCTACCAGCAGCAAATGGAGAAGTTTACCCCATTTAAGGAATACGTAGAACAAGGTGTCTCTCCTGAGGTTATTCTTGGCGGAATCAACCTTGCACGTGCAATCGAAACTCAGCCAACCGAGGTCTATGCATCCCTAAAGGAGTATTTGACTGGTCAGGGTCTTCTTGAAGAAGACGCTAAGCAAGCCGCAAAAAACATCATGGAAGAGGAATCTGGGGAAAGCCTAGAGGACATATTCGATGACTCAGAGGTTCCTTTGGCTTTAAGAAAAGAATTGCAGGAGCTAAAAGACTTCCAGGCTAAGCAAATGGACTACATAGAGAAGCAGGAGCTTGAAAAGGCTACGGCAGAATACAGCACACAGTTAGAGTCTGAAATCTCCATGCTTCGTCAGGAATATGCAATTAGCGATGCTCATGAGGTTGCTATCTACGACTTAATGAATGCTGCAATTAATGCTGGGCGAGAAATCTCAGTGGCAGATGCTGCAAGACAGCTTCAAGCCATGGTAGGTCAGTTCCAAAAAGCTGGTGCTACTAGCGCAGCACAGGCACCAATGGTTGTTGGTTCCGCTGGCGGAGCTGGTATTCAAGCTCAAAACCTAGAAGTTCCCAAGGACGACAAGGGTAAAAAAGCTATGATGCAGCAGATTTTTGAAGACTATAAAAAGGCTAATCAAAACACTATTTAGACTCGGTACCAACGTTTTGTGATACCATAAGATAGTCCACTGTACAGCCCCTAAGAGGGTCAGGGCAAACGACGAAAATAACTTATTCGTTTAACTTAAACTCTTAGGAGAGTGAAAAAATGGCAGGTCAAGGAATTTTGACTTTTGCATCAGAGGCTTTGAAGCTCGTTTACGGCGACCTTCACGAGCAGCTGCGTGACAAGAACCCTGCACTGGAGTTCATTGAAGCTTCAGCGCAGAACATTACCCGCAACGGTAAAGAGGTAATATTCGACACACACATCGGACGTAACCAGGGAATTGGTGCTCGTGGTGTTCGTGAGAAGCTACCTATTGCTGGAGCACAGAAGTACAAGCAGGCTCACCTATACCTAAAGAACCTATACGGTGCTATCGAGGTTGACGGTCAGCTATTCGAGCAGGCAGCAGATGACTACAACGCTTTCATTAACGTTGTTGACATGGAAATCAAGGGCCTCAAGAGGGACCTTTCAAAGGACCTAAACCGTCAGATTTACGGTGATGGAAGCGGAAAGCTAGCAGTTGTTTCTGCTCAGCCATCTTCAACCACTCTAACCGTAGATTCAACTGACTGGCTCGAAGAAGGTATGGTTATCGATATCGTTGACCCAACAACTGGTGTAAAGCAGCAGTCTGGTGCAGCGTCATCTATCGAAATCGTATCCATCAACGAAACCACCAAGGTAATCACCGTTACTGGAACCCTTGGAACTTTCAGCACTAACATCAGCGCTAACGACATCATTGTTCGTTCTTCTAACGGAGTAAACTCCTTTGGAAAAGAACTAACTGGTCTAGGTGCAATTGTTAAGGCTACTGGAGAGCTACACGAGATTGACCCAGCAACTACCCCAGTGTGGGCAGCTACTGAGCAGACTCTTGGTTCTGTAGGTACCCCAGGCACACTAACTGAGTTGCAACTTATCAACCTAGTTCAGAGTGTTGACAAGAAGGGTGGAGATGTTGACGTCTTCCTAGCTTCTCCTGGTGTATACAACGCTTACTGGAACCTTCTTCAGGGTTTCCGTCAGTTTACAAATGGTGCTGGCCTAACTGGTGGACAGCGCTCATTCTCGTTCGAGGCTCTAGGTAAGCCAATCCGCTTCGTATCTGACTACGCAGCTCCAAAGGGAACATTGTACGCATTGTCCTCTAAGGAACTCGTTATCAACCGCAAGAAGGACTGGTCATGGATGGACCGTGATGGCTCAATGTGGTCACGTGTTGCAGACACAGACGCCTACGAGGCTCGCATTTACCAGTACAGCGAAATCGGTACATACCGTCGTAACGCTCACGCAGTATTGAGCAACATCGCTGAACTGTAAAAAGTGATAAACTCCCAGAGGAGAAGGTCCGTCTCACCTTCTCCTCTGGGTTTTTTTATAGGAGAATAAATGAGCGTAATAAACTTCGCAAGAATTGATGGTCTTTACACCGAAGAGCAACGTAGGGTTGCTCGTGTAATCAGAGATATGTTCCCTACTGTCAGGCTTATTAGAATGGAGCCAGGCCACCCAGCTTTTGACCCGCAACAACCTTTTGCATTAGTTGACGAGCCAAATTTAACTCAGCCCTATCACATTAGAAACTTGGCTGAAAGTGAAATTGACGCTAGGTTGATAGCTTGGTTAGCTGAAAACAACATGCACGACCCAAATTCCAAGGTCAATAGGCTACAATTGTTAGAGATGTCGAATGCTCTCCTCAGGGCTAAAGAAGAGGAAGAGTACTTGGCGGAACGAAAAGACATAATGAAGAGCGCTATGGCTTCCAAGCAACATAGCTGGACCCATAACGGTAAGACCATTAGGAAGTAAAAATGCCACAAGAGCTATTCACCCACACTGGCACCGATGTCGTAAACAGAGTCAGAGCTCAGTTTGGTGATACCTCTGGGGCCCAGCTCGCTGATGCACCTATCCTAAACTGGATAAATGATGGTCAGCGTGAGATTGTAAACAATAACTCAATCCTAAAAGACACTAAGTATGCCAACCTAGTTGCTAACCAGCAAGATTACTCTTTTCCAGACGACAAAGTTTTT